TTGAAAGTGTCCGAACCGATCCTGAGATCGGAGGGGACCAGCTTCAGGAAAACTTAGGCAAGGCCGTTCGCGTGCTCGATGCCTTCGGCACTCCTGAGTTTAAGTCGCTGCTAGGGGAGACAGGTCTTGGCGATAACCCGGAGATGATCCGGTTTCTCTACAGGACGTACCAAGATATCGGTGAGGACCGTTTCCTTACTGGTAGCCAGTCGGACAAAGAACAACCGTTCTCTGCCCAAGATTTCTACAACAACTCAAAGATGAACTGAGGAGTTTGAACCATGACCGTCAGTGCAACTACGCACCCAACGCTGCTTGATTACACCAAGCGGCAAGATCCTGATAAGAGCATTGCGACGATTGTCGAAACGCTCGCCCAAACTAACGAAGTCCTAGAAGACATGGTCCACCTTGAGGGGAACATGGAAACCGGACACCGCACTACCGTTCGCTCGGGTCTCCCGACCCCAACGTGGCGCAAGCTCTACGGTGGCGTCCAGCCTTCCAAGAGTGAAACTGTGCAGGTCACGGACACCATCGGCATGATGGAAGCCTACGCTGAGGTTGACAAGCAACTTGCTGACCTAAACGGCAACACGGCTGCGTTCCGCATGTCAGAAGACATGGCCCACCTTGAGGGCATGAACCAAGAGTTTGCTAGCACGTTGTTTTACGGCGACGAAAGCACGGCTTCTGAAGAGTTTACCGGCTTCCTGCCGCGCTTTAACTCGTTAAGCGCTGAGAGTAGTGAAAACATTCTTCGCGACTACACCTCTTCTACTGACAACTATGGTGGAGCCAGTCCTGCCAACTCTGACAACACTAGCATTTGGCTTGTTGTCTGGGGTCCAAACACCTGCCACGGGATCTACTCCAAGGGCAGTCAGATGGGTCTGTCTAAGGATGACAAGGGTCAAGTGACTATTGAAGACACCACCGGCACCAGTGGCGGTCGCATGGAAGCCTACCGCACGCACTACAAGTGGTGTACTGGCCTGAGCGTTCGCGATTGGCGTTACATTGTGCGTATGCAGATTGACTCTACTAACCTTGGCGCTGACCCAGCGACCAGTGGCATTGCAGACATTACTCAGATGATGTCGGATGCCTGCGAACTTGTCCCGAGCCTGAGCGCGGGTCGTGCGTCGTTCTACTGCAACCGAAAGGTTAAGCAGACGCTTCGCAAGCAGTTTGTGACTAAGGTCAAGCAATCAACGCTTGGCATGGACGAAATCGGCGGGCGCAGCACGCTGACTTTTGATGGCATTCCGATCCGCAAGGTCGATGCTCTTACCCTTACTGAAGCTCGAGTCAGCTAATAGGAGGACACACACATGTTAATTGATAAAGAATTGGAAATGGGCGATGCAACCGCCTTTACCACGGCAGTTACAACTGCCAAGCAAGGCACTGCGGTCAATGTTCGACCTTTAGTTTCCGACAATGCTACGGCAGACCTTTCTGCGGGCGAGCCGCTTTACTTTGTCATTGAAGTCAACGCTGCTGTTACTTCAGACAGCGGTGCCACGATGGACCTTCAGTTGGTAACGGCAGAAAATGACGCCTTGACTACGAACCCAGTAGTGATTTGGTCTACTGGTGTCCAAGCTAAGACGTTCTTTACTGCTGGCCTGAAATACGTCATGACGATGCCTAAGGCTGACTACAAAGGATTTATTGGCATTAGGACTATTGTAGGAACTGCTGTTCTTACTGCTGGAAGCTATACTTCCTTCTTGGCTAAGGATGTTGCTAACTGGACTTCAACCAACACCCGCACTGACTAATGAAAGTCAGGGCTAAGTTGAAAGGCGTTTATGGATCTCGTCGCTGGAAACCCGGCGAAGAGTTTGAAGTAGACGACCACAACTTCAACGCCTCTTGGATGCAGGCCGTTGAAGAGGCACCGGCTAAAAAGAAGCCGGGACGCCCAAAGAAGCAGCCGAAGGAAGACAAGCCTTCGGCTTCGGAACAGACGGAAGTCTGAGCCACATAGTGCGGGGGTCGCAGCCGCC